CCCTTGCTCCTCTTTCTCCAGCACAATGGAAATAATTGAGCGGTGAATGCCTGTGTCGCCATCCAAATCAAGCCCATCCTTCACAAGCGCATGATGTATTTTGCGCCGGGCAGAAACAGATGCGCGGCTCAATCGTGTTTTCTGTGGGTGTGACCAGCTCCAGAACTGAGCCACACCCATATAATCCGGCGAGCCAATAAACTCGCGGTCAATCTCTGTGAGCTTGCACAAAGCGTTAAACGTCACGTCAGGCAATCCAACCTTAATGCTCATCGACTTCACCCTCCCATGCGATGCCATGCTCAGCAAAGCGTTCCATTTGGTACTTGTTGGGCTTTGTGTGCAGAAGGCCAGTGATGCGCGGATATATGCCGCCAAAATCCTTGGCTTGGCCGTAAGATAAGCGCGGGCCGTCGCAAGCATCACCGCGCAGAGCGGCGGCAAGCGCAAGAGATTTCTTGCCGATGTCGCGCTTGTCTTCGTTTTCAGATGTGTTCCAGCTGTATTCTTCGCACAAGAAGTCAGCTGCGCGGCAGAATTCAATCACGTCATTATAGCAAAAGTCCATCAAATAGTTTACGTCTTCGGATATGGACATGCTGGTCCAGCGCAATTCGTTTAGCGCCTCACGCTCATCATCTGCAAATTCAGCAACAATGTCTGCGCGGTCAAGCATTTCTTGCTTAATACGCTCCCAGCGTGCAATTTCTTTTTCGGATGGTTTAGTTTCGTTTTTCATTTGTTAAACTCCATGTTTGTGTTGTGTATGCCAAATTAAGCATTGGTTGAAATTAATTTGCTGCGTGAAGCGCAAATCTTGATTGCGGATGCCATAGCGTCGCCGCTGGTCATGCAATGCGACCCCGTGAATACTTTGCCGCCTACAATCGCGACAGGAACCCATGCGCCTGCATATTTCCGAACACGGTAATAACTTTTGGCCGCATCAATCATATTGAGATTGCGAGCGTTGATCTGACTTGCGGTGGGTTTGGTTTCGTTTGTCATTTGTTAAACTCCATGTTTGTGTTGTGCCACCAGTATGCGCATAGAAAAAACATATGTGCAAGCATATTTTTAACTGGCTCCCTATATTTTAAACATATATAAAGAAAACAGACACAAAAGGAGTCAAAACCATGTCAGATAAGAAGCGCCTAATCAATTTCGCGGAAGAATATGACCGCATAATTACAGAAGCCGCGCGCAGGTCGGGGCTATCCTTTAGCGCGTTCTGCCGGAGCGCAGCACTAGAAAAGGCGGCAACAATTGTGGAGCATGTACAGCAGCCGAGGGCTGATTGATGCTTATCTACGGATGCGATCCGGGCTTCACCGGGGCAGTCGCGTTATACTGGACCGAAACGGGTAGGCTTGAGGTTCATGATATGCCGGTAATGAAAAATCCAAAAGGTAAGTCAATTTTAAATTTGCATTCCCTGCTGGACGTGTTCAAAAACGAGGCCGAAGAAAAGTGCATGTGCATAATTGAGCAGGTCGCGTCGAGACCCGGCCAAAACTCAAGCGCCGTCTTTCGCTTTGGCCAAGGCTTTGGGCAATTGCAAATGGCAGTCGCGGCAAACAAACTGCCAGTGCAATATGTGACGCCAGCAAAATGGAAGAAATATTTTGGGCTTATTGGGTCAGATAAGAACGCCAGCCGAGCGATTGCAATGGATCGCTTTCCGCAAGAAAGTGACCTCTTCAAACTGGCCAAGCACGATGGAAGGGCAGAAGCGGCCTTGCTTTGTCTGTACGCGGCAGAAAATATGGTTTGAGCGGTTTAGGGCGGGTGTATTAAATGTGTATTAATTGTTGAGCCATATAAACAAGGGGCTTGGCGGTGTGTTTAGTACAATTAATACGCTTTTAATACAGTATTAATACAAGTGGTGTTTTTGTATTATTTGTATGAATTACCTTTAGGTATTCATACAAATAATACACACAAAAAACGTGAGGTTTAATATATGGCATATGATTGGGCTAAGTGGGTCAAGCATAAGATTGAGAAGGGCGAGGCGATTGTCCGTCCTGTAGGCTATCATAAAGGGGTCGAGCGGCTGCAGGGGTTTAGATCAAGGCTTGACGCTTGCCGGGATTTAGCAGAGCTTGAGGGCTTCGCCAATCGGCGCAGGTTTGATCCAACATTGCCGAAGTGGAATGCCAGCGAGCGTGATGCAATCCTGCGGCGCAAGTTTGAAATGGAGAATGGGAAGTGAGCGAGAATATAAGAAGCGCCGTCTTAAAAGAGGCCAGTGAATTGATTAACGGCCAGCGGCAATCAGACTATGGAACGCCGCAAGAAAATTTCGGTTGCATTGCGCAGATGTGGTCGGCTTATCTCGGGCCGGAGGTGAGCATCACCGCTGGCGATGTATGCCGCATGATGACGCTTCTCAAGGTGGCCCGGCTTAGGAATGGACCACACCACGATAGCGGCGTTGACGGCGCGGGATACATGGCGCTCGGCGCAGAGATGGACCAAACCACATAAACTTGCGCTTTGGGCTTGTGTGTGGCTATAAATGCGCACGGCGCGTTGTTCCTCCCAAGGACGCGCCCAAACTGGCCCGGCGCTTGTCCCAATCCATGCGCCGGGCATATTTGAGGGCCGGGCCTATGTCGTATCAAATAGACTTTCGCGTTTTGCTGACTTGCGTGGATGATGACGCGGCAGAGGTTGAGACCGGGCTTTTGGTGGACTATTGCGAAGAGCGGTTGAATGAGACAAGCCCGGCGCGGTTAATGCAGGCGCTTGGCGAAGTGTTGATGGAATTGCACGAAAGCGATTTAATCAACACGGGTGAGACCTTGCATTAAAAAAGCCCGGCGCGATGGCCGGGCTTTGTGTTGCGTTGTGGGTGTGGCTTATTTTACGCAAGGCGACAGTGCGACAGGGAATGCCTCACCAATCTCAAGCATACAGTCAACGGCCGCAATCTTGGCCTCTTCTAATGTTGCAAAGCTAGAGTTTTGTAGGCTCCCATGGACGCGGCCAACAAAGCTATAGCGTCCAGATGGCGTTTTCATAATTGTCGTAACCTTAAACATTTACTTCCCCTTTACAGATTGAGCGCCAATACAGCGCCAATGATAAGCCCGGCGGCAAGGCCAAGGATAACTTGAGTTAAGATTGCCTTGACTTGCTGGTGGACTTGTTTCTCTTGGCGGCGTGTCATGCTATCAATGCCTCCATTGTTGTATCCTCTGCAAAGTCAACAAGCCCGGTGATATATGATTGGGGAACAGTGCGTCCTATATCTTTGCCGCCAAGATACTTGTTGATGTGCTTTGACGTTGTGGCGCTAAACTTTTGTTCTGTACGGAATGCGCCCTTGTCGTCCCATCCGGCGACCGGGGTTTGATAAGAGAAAAGAATAGACATGCCCAAGATTTGCAGCTCTGTCATGTTCGATGCGATTGGCTTGATTTGCATTTGATTGTCTCCTTGTTTGTGTTGTGTCATGCGGCTGCATGTGAAGGCCGCGCCGTTAAGCGCGGCTAACAGATGAAGCCTAATAGCCGAGCCACCCTAAAACATCTTCGGCAAGGTAACTATCTCTATCTCCGCGCCAGCAAACAAACTCAACCCAATCAGATGTGAGGCCGTGGTCCTCAAACTCTTTGTAGGCGCGCGCCTTGCTTATTGTTACGCCTTCGGCTGATTCATAATATGTCATTTTGTTTGTCTCCTTGTTTGTGTTGTGCTTACTGTATATGTGAAGCATATGCGCCGCGCAATAGTGACGTTACGTCACAAACTGATTCACCTTCACACAACACACTTCAACAGCGCAGCGCAGAGGCGCGCCCGCTTAGCAGATGTGGCTTAATAGTGTCAAGAATGTGTCAAGAATGTGGCGCAATACAATGCGCGGCACAATGTTTTGCATTGTCTTACATTTGCCAAATGTCGTACCGAGCAAAACATTGCGTACCCGATTGTTTTACTCGGTATGCAATTGTTCTACATTTGCCAAATGTAGTACCGAGCAGAACAATGGCGAACAATGCAATCCCGATTGTTTTACTCGGTATGCAATTGTTCTGCATTTGCTAAATGGCGAACAATGAGATGCAACGGTATACAATGCCCCCCCCGGTCAAGCATTTGCGGGGTAGTGTTATTATTATACAATCCACACACACGGGTGCCACCCCCCGTACCCCCTTGCCAATCACATGCCACCCAGCGTAAAATTATAAAAAACTGGAGTTAATCAAATGGCAGGCAAGGCGTTACAAAAGCGAATACTGTCCGATGTCACCAAGCAAGGCGGCGCAGAGTATCTGTTCGAATATTTTTCTTCTGGTGGCACAATGGCGCAACTTGCGACCCATTACGAGTGCAGCAGGGGTTACGTCAGCACGGCACTGCATAAAGTGCCAGAATATACTGCCGTGATAAACAAGGCTCGGCAGGAGGCGGCTGACGCGCTGGTTGAGCAAGGCTTGGAGATGGTTGACGCGTTAGACGGCGGCAGCTCAACGCAGGAGATTGCTGCCACGCGTGAGAAGGTGCAGTGGCGCAAGTTTATGGCTGGCTCGTATAATCAGGAGCGTTACGGCAATCGGCCTCAGACCAATGTTACAATTAGCGTGAGCGACATGCACTTAGACGCGCTGCGCAAGGTTAATGCTGACTTGGCTCAGATTGATGCTGAGGACCGCCAGCGTGAGGCGATGGCTATTGACGCGGATTACGAGGATGTCACCGATGAGCAATGATAATCCGCTTGAGGAGTTTGTGCTGCGTTACCGCGATGACCCTGCGTTGTTTGTGCAGGAGGTGTTGGGCGCTACCCCGCACGACTATCAGGCTGAGTTTCTG